TATTGTTGATGCTATTGAGATTAATGGGATCATGCCTTATCGTGGAGTGCTCACGGATATTCCTACAGGGAGTCCTAGGTTCAATTCCGCAGTAACCGCAGCAAAGCAAGCAGTAGCAGATACAACTGGTGGCCTTCTTGTTAAACAAATTGAGCCTGCATTCCCGACATATTTTGAGGCAGATAACCTGCACTTAAATGCCCGCGGTCAGGTGCAACGTTCTTATACTGCGTATTCGTTCTTCTTTGACGCTCCCACAATTACGGTGTAATCATGGCACGAAGCGACAACTTCAATAGAGCGGATACTGGAGCAGGAGGGCTTGGGACTCCAAGCGATGGCGGTAGTGCCTGGAATGATCGTAGCTCAGTTTTTCAGATATCTAGCAATAAAGCTAAAAGTACTGGCGGAGCTCAGGCGTTAGCTGTATTGACGGATACACTTTCAAATGTTGAACTTAACGTTACTTGTGTTACTGGAGCTTCATCCGATATTTGGATCCCATTTCGCTTTGTAGACGATGGCAATTATTGGATTGCTGTTGTTGGCTCAGGCGACGGCCCTCGTCTTTTTAAACGAGTATCAGGTGGTTTCACACAAGTGGGATCCACGGGCTCGGGAACATTAGCAGCGGGAACACATCTTATTACAGTAGAGGCAAATGGAAACTCCATTGAGCTTTTAGTAAACGGTGTTAGCAAAGTTGGTCCAATTACAGATTCTTTTCAGTCGACAGCAGTAGCTCACGGCATTGGTAGTAATTCGGACACTACAACTACTTTTGAAGATTTTTCAACAGTAGCTGCTGGAGGCTATGTAATTACTCTAGACCCCGGTTCTTATTCTATCAGCGGCCAAGCAGTTACAACTCTAGCTACTCGTCTTGTTGCTTTAAACTCAAGCTCCTATTCTTGGGCTGGTCAGGCTGTAACTCTTACATACGAACAGCCAGGTGTAACAGTTCTAGCTCTTGACCCAGGAAGTTATGTATTCAGTGGATCAAATGTTTTACGAGCCATTAGCTTTGCAGCGAATTCTGGATCGTACACTATCTCAGGACAAGACTTAAACTTCACCCGCACATTTCCGCAGGCTTATTCTATCACTATTGAGAATGCTGCATACAATATGACTGGGCGTGCAATTGCACTTCGCTGGTCAGGAGAGCCAGTATCTGACTTTATATCAAATAAGATTTCGATCAGTATTGGAGCAAGAGTCGGATAAAAATTCCAGACATAAAAAAGCCCCCAAAGGATTTCTCCTGAGGGGGTTTTCTTTTGCCTGCTGATTACTCACCTTTGAATGGAATCACAATCTGTGTTCGTTTTTCATATAATGCTTTGGTAAGCTGCTCACAGAGGAATAGAACATCTTTAAGAGTGTGAACCTCAGCTACCACAAGAACATTCGCGTAAGTTGCGATTTCAAGGAGCCGGATATATACATCCTTTTGTGGCTGATTCTCTAGGATGGTACAGAGAGCTGGATGGAAAGCTACTTCTCGATTCAGTGCGATGATCTCATCCTGAAAAAGTTCGTACTTGAGTTTCGCATTCGGCGGCAGAGACTGTACCTGGAAAGGTTTATCACTTGTGCTCATGTATTACTCCCACTGTAGGTATTGATTGTATGCAAAGATCTGTGCCAGATGTGTGGCTTGATTGATTGCATCTTGTAGAGCATGATGAGGAACAGGATTTTGCAGATAATTAAGTTGTGGATGTAGTTTCTTCAGTGTGCGCATATCTCGTACATTGTTGTATTTCCAGGGTACAGCTAGCTTATGTTGAGTGTACGCATGAGTTAGAATAGCTGTGTCGAAATCTGTGCCTTTGCACCAAATAATTGGTTCTGCTGGTGTGTCCACCAATCAAGAGTTGATTGGGATTGTGTGCGTTCATATTGTGTGCTAGGATTATACTCTCCGTAGAATGTCTGCTGGTCTTCTCTGTGCATAGTTACTGCACCAATACTGAGAACTACAGCATTCGGAGTTGTGTCTAGTGTTTCAATATCTACCATTACATGTACTTTATTTGAGCTCATGAATAATTCCTTTCGGGGTTTGGATAATCCGTGTACCAATCTTTTGTTTCCGCCGCCAGTCTCTGCAGGAGTCTTTCATAGGTTTAGGAGCTGGCTTAGGCGCATCGTACATTCCATAACCCAGTTTCCATAATGCAACAGGATGACCTTTCTGTCCTGACTTGCCCCACTCTGCAATATACACCAGGTTTTTAATATCACCTTTTCGTGTAGCGAGTAGGTTCATCCAGCGGCATACTGTTGTTCTTTGCAGCCCTGTAATCTCAACTATCTGATCTTTACTCCGAGGTGTTTCTGCGATAGCTGAAAGCATTACCTTAAGTACAGCCGCATTCAAAAGACTATTTGTTTTCTTTCTTATCGGCGCGCGCGATGGCTTCTGTGTCGGAGTATCGGAGATTGACATATCGCTGACCTAGCTTTTCTGCGTTTGCTTGGATGATTGCTTGACGATGATCTTCAGATGATTTACCGAATGAGCAGAATGTGTAGCGATAGAGTTCTAGAGCATACTCGAATCGTGCACACGCTACAACCAACGCTGCAATGTCACGAGGCTTTCCATAAATATATTCCCTCTTGATTACATCACAGATTTCTCCGCATGCAATGATCAGACGATCCGATACCAGACAGTCAGGAGCAAAACTCGGATAGAGTGATCCTAGAATATGAACACGAGAAACACCATAGTGATTCCGTAGAACTTGAAGATAGAATTCAATATCACCTAGTTCTTCGTAAGCATTCTTATGATCTTCAACTAGCTCACCAACTTCTCCGGCTAGACCAATGGCACAATGCAATGCCATAACTTGATCTGTACCAGGCTTGAAAAGCCAGCGAACAAACTGATCGTAACGTACAGTTTCATGAGTAGGAGCTACTTCAGGATCAGTGTGGGGAAGGACAACAGCGACAAAGATATCAGTGTCGATATTGGGAGAGTGGAGTTGTGGGGTGCCGTTCATTTAGATTCCTTTAGATCGCACAGTGAATGAGTTTAGCCACAGTTCTAGGGTCTGCTATTGCTTTATTAGTGCCTAAAAAATAAACTACATTTAAAGGTACAGCACAGTTATATCCTAGAAATTCTTTGCTCCATTTCATGAAGTCTTCTCTAAATCCTTTAGGCCAAGGAACGCCAGGAATCACTTCTTTAGGCAATTCGTAATTAGGATATGTAGGGGCTTCAATGATATCTATACCTAGCAAAGAACGTCTACCAATAGGTGGCCATAAATAGTTCATCGCTTCATATCCCTTTCTTCTTGCGTCAGCAAGTTTGGATTAAAAATATCCGGCCGCAGTGCAGCCAGTGCTTTCTTACAGGGGAGAAATCCTCCCACTTCAGGAATCGTTTGAATCTTATCAGCTTGTTGCAAGCCAACTAGAATATCTTGGAGCTGAGAAATCTTTTCCAGATCAGCATGTACTTCTCGCCAGATGTCTTTTAATCTTACAACACCTCGCGCATTGTGGATGATTTCTAGAACTTTATGTGTCACATCCGAGTTGCGGGCTTTTCCGAATTCTCCAAGGGCGCGCGGCATAAATTGCTCTGCGTGGCTAAGTATTGTGTTTGCATAGATAACATCACGCTCTGTAATTTCTGCAGATAATCTATTTGCACTAACAATGAGACAGAGCTTAAGGAGGTGATCGAACCTGCGGTTTGAGTAGCTTGCAAATCTAACATCATCAACTTTAGGATCGAGGATATAGATGTCAGCAAGGAGTTTCTTTGCTGTTCCAGTAAGCTGGGCTGGTCCGAATACTGTGGACTTAATCGTTCTAAGAAGCTCGACAAGTGATTGAGTTGTACTGGGATCTGGGATTGGTGGAAAGGGAATTCGTTTTCCATTAGGCTCACCGTAGATTAGAAGGATACGTGAGAAGAAACCTTGACCTAGAATTTCTGGGGGGAATGCAAGAGAGAAGCCAGTAGGAGTATTGCCACCGAGAATGCTAACAGTAGGATCGTTGATTGAAACACTTTTACCATTTTTAATTCTGTTTTGGTACACACCAGAAAAGTCCCAAAGAGTGCCCAATAAGCTGATAAACTCAAGGTTACCATTGCCGAAAAAATCGTTAAACTCGTCAGCCATGATAAACATTTCTCTAGCATCTCCATCGCCTGTTTCCTTTCCAAATAGATTCTGTTCGAGAATATCATCAACATTCGCTGCATCGCCTGGACCAGATTCGCCAGCCAGATCAAGCATAAACTTTTCTTTCGTACTCTTTTCAGCTGCTATTGTATTGTACCCTGATTTGAGTAGGAGGGATCGCATTAGTTTAATCGATGTTGATTTTCTGGTGCCGGGTGAACCAATCAACATGCAATATGTATTCGGATAGATTGTTTTAAAGCCGTGTTGAAAATAATATTGTCGCCCAAGTAGGGCACCTAATCCTGCAATAGCACACCAACGCTGGAACACTGCCGGAGGTTCAGAGTCTGATGTGTATTGTAGATAGGATGAAAAGAAATCCTCCGGCATGTGTGCTCCAGAATTGGAGAAGCAAGTTAAGCGGTACGTTGAAGTACCTTATTGGTTGTGCCTGCATTCAGGTGGTCAATCCAAGCCTGCTGACCATTAGCAATGATGAACTGTTGAATGATATCCTTGTCTTCAGGAGAATAGTAGTCAGTGTTTTGTTTCGTGTTGATTCGAGTATAGGTATGGTCTTGAGTGATTCGCTCATGGGTTAGCATATCACCTAGATCTTTCAATTCCTTGGGCGCGCTGTCCCAACAATTGAGGCCACGATCTACTAGGGCTTTGAACAGAGAGATAGATTCCTCTGTCACCTCAATACGGATGAGATGGAGAGAGTTGTTGTCGTTACGAGTAGCAGTTACTTTGATGGTCATGTCAATCTTCTTCTACAAAAATGATATTGTTCCTACCTTCACAATAATGTAGCTGGTCTACAATTGGAGGGCGACCTACAACAATGATTGTCCTATCTCGCTGTCCCCGGAAAACATCTGGAGTTTCTGGGGAGGCGTAGATTGGTGCAGTGTTCACTGATCTGACGTTACACTTGCGCCAAAGTTCTGCGCGTTTGATTGTTTCAGCATAGATGATTAGTGGGTTCATACTAATCCTTTTAACCTCCGCAATCAATGATTGGAATATTGTAAATAGTTAAGCTAACAATTTTTTGTTTAGCTTGAGTGTATCTCATATGAGACTCTGCTTCTTCCTTCAATTTAAGCCAAGTTGTATGAGGCACACCAATGCAGAGTGGAAGAAATCCTAAATAAGTTTTGTGTATAGAGATGTAAGACTCTAGCATAGCAAATGTGTCAAGATCGACAACATTCATTCTGTTTCACTCCAGTATTTAGCTCTAACAAATTCCCCAGTAGCCTTGTCTTTCTTTCCAAGTTTCAATGCTGCTGGAACTGTGAAGGTTCGATCAACCCCAGATACATCGCGGACTGTACATTGAATCTCCATACATTCTCGCACTCGATCTGCGTGAGCTTCAAAGCCTTCCTTGTATGAGAATAGAATGGAGTCATGTATCTGCGCATGCAATCTAAAAGTATGTACATTTGGTAGCGCGACTTCATAGAATACCCTCATGAATGCTTCATTAAGCGTTCTTGCATTAAGGCTTTGAGGGCAATGAGCAACGTACGCGTTGAGATCAGACTTCGATGAGTTTGGTCGGCCAAAGCAATATCTCGTCCAATCTCCAGTGGCGATGTATTGACTAGCTTTGTAATGTCCGAGATTGTATTCTGTATGATGGAAAGCTCTCGATACAAGTCTGCGGTTGATACTAATCTCTGAGGCGACCCAGGCATAGTAAGTTCCTTCAGTGAATGGAGTCTTAGGACCCCGGAGTTTAGGATAGGTAGCGTGGAATGTGGCGAGAAGATGTTCAGCGATTTTCAGAGGATCTTTATACGGAAGCTTTAAGAGAGCAGCAGCTTCCCAGATTTTAGCCAGGCCCATTGTGGTAATCAGGACTGCCGGACCCATGTTATAGTTAGCTCCGTGGTTGACTCTCTTCGCCAAGTCGCGTAATGGTTTATCTTTAGTTTTTCCAGCGGAGTCATCATAGATAGATTCATAAGGCCGACCAAAAAAAGCGGACGCATTAACTGAATGAAAATCCCGGCTTCCGGATACAGCGCTAATGAGCTTAGCATCTCCCGCAATGTGCGCGGTGTCTCTGGATTCAGCTTGCTCCAGATCGCACTCTCCAAGGAAGAATCCATCGTCGGCACAAATGGTTTGTTTAACTTCTGGCCCGCGTGGAATGTTTTGAATCTGAAGCCCGGTCCAGAAATGGTGCTCTCTACTCGCCAATCTTCCTGTGTCTGTTCCATGAGGATTAAGCGCATAGAGTACGCGTCCAAAGAATTCTTTTGCTCCACCTTCACCTGCATGGATTCCTGATTTAACTGCATCGTCATCTGTCCTAAGATAGGTTGAAGCTAGTTTCCTGAGGCCGCGTATGTCTAGGATCTGATTAAAGATTCGAGCATTGAGCGGATGGCGATAAGCTGCTTTTTGAAGCTCGGCTTCTCCGGAGGAAGTAATGTCACGACACCCGAGAATAGCAAGGAGTTGAGTGACCTGCTTGGGAGAGTTTGCATTAAATCCAGGGGAACCAAGGCAGGATCGTAAAGATACCGTGGCGGCTTCGATCTGTGAATCAATCTCTTGCCGCGCCTGTTTAAGTTTCTGTCCATCTCTTTTCAGTCCTGTCATTTCTGCCAGCAGGCAAGGAAAAACGAGCGGGAATTCCAGCATGTAATTTCTCCTGGCCCAGTCTGGCATTTCATCCATTTGCCGAAGCCAGACATTAGCTGTTGCCCACGTATCCAAAGCGCAATATCTGTAATACTCGCTGAGGTCTGTGGTTTCGGCCAGGTCTTTCCAATATACCACCTTGCGTAGAAAGAAGGCATTAAGGAAAGCAAGATCCTTTGGTAGCTCGGAATAGTAACAGTGAAATAAGTGTGCTGTGTCCCAGAGCCAATTGGTGGGCGCAGCGTTGTAGCGAAGAAGATATGAATTATCGTACTTGCCATTTTGAAATATCTTAGGAGGTGACAGTGCGTGGAGTTTTCGGGCTGCTGCTAGAGCCCACTCGGAATCCATGGGCAGAACAACTGAAACAGTCCTAGGCCGATCAGTGCCAGAGATATAGATAGCAGTATAGCCAATGCACCGAATCGATAGAGGGTCACGGAAAGTCTCGATATCAATTGCGATAGCATCTGAGCAGATGAACTCATCATAAATCTCCTGGAAATTCGTGGCCGTAAGCAAGGCCCACTTGAAATCAGAAGGCTCTGCCCACTTAGATGGTGTGATTACCTTGGAAATGAATCGCTCTGCAATGAACTTACCATAGGTAACTGTGAAGAGCTGCTTCAGGGGAGAGATGAAAACGATTTCGATTCCGCGGTATTCAAACAGAGAGCCCTGATAATCTGCCAGAGAAGGATTGATCTTTACATTCCCCTCGCGCGCGAGAAGTGCCGTAAGAATATCAGTATTAGTAGACACCACACGAGTAATGTTCTTACTCGGTTGTTTGCAATAGTGTTCAAGTTCATAAAGAAGCTTGATAGGATGAGTGTTTACAAAGGTTGTGACACCACCGAAGAGTCCACGAAGTTGTGGTACATAAGTTGTATCTTCGGCCGTGCCAAGAAAAAGTGCGTTACCTGCCATGGTTATGAGCTTGATTGGACAGCTTGTCTACTAGAATCACAGCGGCTTCTATGTCTTTCTTATGGGCCGCAGCGTGCTCTCGAAACCTCATCTCATCGTGGATAGCTTTCAGATCCTGCGCATAGGATTGCTGGAGAGCTGGCCACCGAATAAATCTTTCAGTGTCTGCCAGTCTATTGGTGACAATTGTTTCCAAAGATAGCAGGCGGGAATTGGAAATACTTTTCAGTCGCTCTCTGAGTTTAGCTTGAGGCCATGAAATAGAGTCTGACATGGGAACCTTCTGAGGGTGAGGGAATGAGCTAACAAATACGCCCCAGAGGATTAGTCTGAGGCGCAGGGAGTTAGATCACTAGATCAGAACACGACGTTCTGGTAAAGATCAACTGGATGATCGAGTACATTCAATGCTTCGAGCTTTGCTTTGGTGATACAAAGATCTTCCACATTCTTACGAGCTACTTCAATGCGTCGATCAAGAGTTTCACCGATGGTTACAGGCTTAGCTCGGAGTGGAACTTGTCCAACATCGGGGCCGCATCCATCGTAATGAGCAGAGGAATTCGAGCATCCCATATCACACCACCATCAGCGTATCAATCTGAGCATAGACAACCGGCGTGCCGTCGTCTTGCTTCTTGTTCTTATCCTTCCGATGCTTGATCGAGATGACAACTTCAGCATTCTGAGAATCAGCGATCAGTTCACGATTGCTCTTTGCACCGTAATGTTCAGCCAGAGACTTCATCAGAGCCTTGAAAGAACCTTGTGCGTATTCATTGGTCAGATCAAAGAGTTGACGGAATTCAACGCCAGCTTCCAGAGGAGCATCCGTAGAACCTGCGGGCAGTTCCACAGTTTCGATGGCCTTACCTTCCAAAGCAATGAATCGCTTCAGACCGCTGGATTCCTTACCCTTCTCATTGAACACATTCGGAATGGTGTATGCCAGATTCCAGCTCATAAGAATCTTATGGGCGCCGACAGGATAAACACGATATTCAGGAATGTCTGCCAGATCATCCAGCGTACCGTCCAGAAGAGCGTCCATTTGGTCGAGCATGTTGGTTTGTTCCATGATGGAGATTACCTTTGATTGATGAAAGAAAGAAAGTTAAAAAGAAGTACGTGCAAGTTGGAAAGGGAGTTGTTTGTCAATGATAAGAGTTAGCTGCGCATAAAGAACCTCCAAGGTAGAGTCGTTGTAAATGAGAAAAGTTTGCTCGGGCTGGTTGAAGTTGATTCCACTTTCAGATCGATGACTTGGAATTCCTACCTTACCATCGTGATGTGGACGGAGGATGTGGAAAACTACTCCACCATTATTACAAATCCAATCCGCCTCATCCTGGAAACGAACATCAGAAATGATTACTGTGTCACCTTCTTCATAGTGTCCTTCTCCTGCTGGCGGGGCAGATTTACCTGTGAGCCTAGAATCCATGAGCTGAATCCAATGACTGCTGAATTCACCATCATATAGTTCATTGACCAGATCACGGAACATCTCAGTGCCAACGAACTGTGCAATCTTCCTAGGCGTAGTTCCCCAGAATGTCTCTTGTTCCTTCAGAGCGGAATCATTGAAATGATCAAGCGGCAATCCAAAAGCAGCAGCACATGCAGCCTTTAGGGGTTTAGCAAAAGATTCTCCGTAACAATTCAGGTGGTTCTGTGTAATCCAGGCGGCCGCCGTATCTTTACCTACACCAGCGTGGCCATGAATTCCGATAAGTTTCAGAGAACGAATGTCGATGATA